TCTCAAGACTTATGTACTGTTGGTGTTAGTGCAGGTGTTCAATTAACAGGCATAGGTGTAGCAGCAGGTTCATACTTTACAGATGAAAATTGTGAAAGAATGAAGCTAGGTAAGCTATTGTATGATTTCAATATGAGAGTTGCAGCTATAGCTATACTATGTCAAGACGATAGAATTTTTAGTGCCATGCACCACGCAGGTACACCATGTCCATTTGAAGGACAGATTGGTGCAGCAGCAAAAGCACAATGGAAAAAGTATGATGTTGAAAGACCTGATTATAATCAATACATAAAGAACCTAAGACGAAGAGCTACCATTGATGCAAGACTAGAAAAAGTATTAGAGAAACGTGTTGATACTGCATTTGACTTGTATGGCGATGAATAGTTTTACTGCTTGGTTTTATGCTTTAATAATTTTTTTAGTATTAGGGTGGGCGTGTTTTGCTTACGACACAACAACAAACAATCTTTTAAACCAAGACTTCACTAACAATTCTTGGTCTGGAACTAACCAAAGTAGTAGGCATGGTAATAGTACAATTGCTGGAGTAGACAGTAAATATGTAGAGTCCACTATATCATTAAGAGATACTCTTACACAAGAACAGATAAATGGCGGCTTTAGCTCAGTGCTAGGTGCAGACATCTGGTTCTGGAACAATAGAGAACAGTCAGTTGTAATGAAGCAAACAATAGGTGGAGTTACTCAAACTCGTATTGTTGATAGAGCTGATGGTTATTATAATACTTACACAGACACTATCATTATAAATAAAAATACAGTTACTGATTACGATGTGAATGTAAAGTTTGAGTTCAATGAGTCAGGCAATTCTAATTACCACTATGCAGCAGACCTAAAGAACCCCACACTGGCAGTCACCTATTGGGCTACTCCAGTACAACCAGATGTAATAGAAGATATAGAAGACATAGTAGACGACATTGCAGAATGGGAAACAGAGTTTGTTGACCCTGTTATAGAGGAGCCTACTTTTGTTCCACCTGTATTTCAAGAAGAGTTTTTTGAAGAATTTGTTTTAGAGGAGACACAGACAATCATTTTATTAGAAGAAGAATTTGAAACTTTGGAAGAAGAATTTGAAGACGTCGAAATATTACAGGCGTTTGGAGGACCAGAAATTGTGGAAGAACCCCCTGAAGAAGAAACTGTTGGAGAGCCAGCAGTGGAAACTTTTGCAGCGAGCCTCATGGAAGAACAGAGTGAACCAACTGAAACCACCTCGGTGGAAACGGTTCCAGAAGAGCTTGCGAGTGAGTCACCCGGACCAAGCGACGAGCCTGTGGCGATGACTGAACCTCAAGAAGAAACTGAAGAAGAGGAATACAATGAACCCACAGTTACTACTGAAACTTTTGCTTCAAACGAAACCACAGAAGAGGAAAGCGCTGTTGAAGCATCTGGAGGAGAAAAAGATGGCCTACAAGCTGACGTCAAAGTCGAAGAAAAAGAAGCCTCCGAAGTCAAAGTAGACGTAGATAGTATTACGGCTAAAGTAGAAACGATGGTTAAGGCTATCGACAAACAACTAGCGATTATTAACGTTGTCACACAGCGTATAATGGCCGGTAAAGCCCCTAACTTATCTAACTACACAGCTGCAAACGCTGATTTATTTCAACCACAAGTTTTTTATAGTCCTAGAGAGTATAATGACAGTGTTGATTTAAGTGTTTATGAATCACAAATCTACACAGACGGTAATGTCATACAACAAATTGTTATGAATGACCCTGTTTATAAATATCAAGAAGATTTACGCACAGCAACTTTTAATAGAATAGAAGCTGAACGTCAATTAATGGAGATAAGAGGTTATTAATATGAATTTTGTAGAAACACTAAAAAAATACGCTGTGTTAGTAGGTATTATAACTACTCTTGGTGGTGGTTTTTATACTTGGGGTGTGTTTAATAACAGACTCGATGAGCTTGAACAGTCTACCAGCACAAAAGCAGTTAAAGAATTAAATAATAAAGTTAACGTCCTTGAAAAAGAACTTAGAGTTCTTGAAACTAAATTTGAGGAACAGTCAGTACGGCTGAAAAACCCACTAAAATATTAAGGAGTGTAGTATGTTTAAGAAAGATGATATTAAAGGCGTCGCCGGTGATGTTAATGAGGAGCTAGAAGACGAACTAGCCCAGCCCATTTTAATAATGTGGAACTCATTATCATGGCGAGGTAAGATTTACATAACAGCAAGCCAGTTATTAGTAATAATACTAGCTTGGTGGATAGGTTAGGTTTAAAAATGCAGGAGACTGCGACTTAACTTCTAGGAGTATACAATGGACGAAAGTCAACAAGAAACAGTGAAGCAGGTTTTAGATGAATTACCTGTTTTACTGGTTATGCACGCCTATCACAAACTTAAATCAGGAGAGGACCTTACGGCATCTGAGCTGAAAGTATGCTTAGATGTATGTAAAACGTATAGTGAACCTGAGATAGTTGAGCGGGCTGCAAGCATATTAGAAGACTTACCGTTTGACCATGATGAGTAAAGGCGTAGAGAATTTTAAAAATTTCTTATACTTGTGCTGGAAACATTTATTATTACCACAGCCAACACCAGTACAGTACGATATTGCTGATTACTTACAGAGTCCAGACAAAAGATTAGTTATCCAAGCGTTTAGAGGCGTGGGAAAATCTTGGATAACCTCTGCTTTTGTTTGTCACCAACTCTTACTCAATCCCCAAAGGAACATCTTAGTTGTCTCTGCATCTAAAAGTAGGGCTGATGATTTCAGTACATTTACACAGCGACTCATAGCTGAGATGCCACTATTAGTACACTTACAACCACACCATGACCAGCGTTCCAGTAAGGTCAGCTTTGATGTGGGCCCTGCAAAGGCCTCACATGCTCCTTCTGTTAAGTCCATGGGTATAACAGGACAGTTAACAGGGAGTCGTGCTGACTTAATTATTGCTGATGACGTTGAAAGTGCCAACAACTCACAGACACAACTGATGAGAGATAGGCTTGGTGAGACTGTAAAAGAGTTTGACGCTATTATTAAACCTAAAGTAGGACGTATTATCTTCCTAGGTACACCTCAAACGGAGATGTCCCTATACAATAGCCTGGAAGAACGTGGTTATAAGACTAAAATATGGCCAGCATTGTACCCAACTAACGCACAACGTATTGGATATGGGTCTAAATTGTCCTCTATAATTGCTGATAAAACGGAAATTGAGGGAGAACCTACGGATAGTGACAGGTTTAACAAGATAGATTTGATGGAACGTCTAGCATCTTACGGACGTAGTGGGTTTAACCTGCAGTTTATGTTAGATACAACGATGTCTGACGCTAATAGATACCCATTAAAACTGAATGATTTAATAATTTTGAGTGGTTGTTCCACTTGGACAGAAGCTCCTGCACAAATACAGTGGGCCTCATCTACTGAACAGATAAAAGCTATAGACAGTGACGTCCCCAATGTGGGACTAAAGGGCGACTACTACGTAGGCCCTATGCACACGTCAGCTGAATACACAAAGTTTGAAGGAACAGCTATGTCTATTGACCCTAGTGGTAGAGGTAAGGACAAAACAGCCTATGCTGTACTTAAAATGTTACATGGAGTCTTATACCTCACCGCTGTGGGCGCACTAGAAGGCGGATACTCTGAAGAGACTTTAGAAAAACTAGCCAGAATTGCTAAAAAACAAGACGTAAACTACATTACTATCGAGAGTAACTTCGGTGATGGTATGGCTACACAGCTCATTAAGCCTGTGTTAGCTAAGATACACCCATGTGAAGTGGAAGAAGTAAGACACCATACGCAGAAAGAGAAGCGTATTATTGATACTTTGGAACCTATTATGAATAACCACAAGCTAGTTGTTGATGAGTCTTTAATACGTGAGGATTTCAAACAAGAACCACAGCATCAGTTATTTAGACAGATGACACGTATCACAAGAGACAGAGGTGCACTGAAACATGATGATGCTATTGACGCACTAGCAATAGCAGCTAACTATTGGGTGACAAGAATGGACAGAGATGCCGTTCTATCCTATAACCAGCACAAAGAACACTTACTCGGCGTGGAATTAGATAGCTTTATGGAGTCGAGTATAGGGCGGACACCTAGGAGTGACTCATGGATTTAAGAAAAACCTTTGATAGTCTTCATCTACAAGTGAAGAACTTAGTGGCCTATGCTTATTATCACCATAAAGACGACACACAGCTGACACACCACTGTAAAGAAGTTATTAACATAGTAGATGATATATACGCTTACTTTTGGGAAGATGATTTACAGTATATTAAAGAAGATGATGAGGAGATGCCCCATTGACAAGGAATGAATACTTGACAGAAGTCGTACAAGCACGGATAAAACACAATGAGCATTATAGACAATTACCATATCGGTTAAAATATGATGATGCTACGGGTAAAACTATACAAGAAAAGTTTCAAACTGTTGGATATGGACACAAGATAATCCCTGGAGAGACTCTTCCTACTGACAAAGAAGGTTTCGAGAAGTTGTTTGTCTCTGATTTTGACATAGCAGTAAAAGGGGTAGAAACATTTGATTTACCTCCTAGTCTGCCTAGTGCGGTTTATGGTGCTGTAGTAGAAATGGCGTACCAAATGGGTACTGAGGGTACAAGAAAGTTTAAGAAAACACTTAACTATATGCGCATGGGCGACTTTGATAACGCTAGTGTTGAGATGTTAGACTCTGATTGGGCTACTCAGACACCCCATAGGGCTTATGAACTGAGTGAGATTGTCAAGAACGCTGAATAAAATAGTAAAAGGTGGTGCCTCGTGATTATAAGTAAGAAAGCCGCAGATGAACTTACTCGACTTTTATCTCAAGAGAATGGTGCAAAGGCCTTCTTTTTGAGAGTCAAGGTGGTTCCTGGGGGATGTGCAGGCTTCTCCTATGAGATGGGGTTTGATGACTCTATTGACTCCTCTGACAAGGTTTTTACAAACATGAATGTTAAAGTTGTTATCGACAAATTCAGCTTTGGGCACGTAGAGGGGGGCACATTGAACTTCTCTGGGGGGCTTAAAGGAACTGGATTTGGAATAGAGAATCCCAATGCTACAGCTTCTTGTGGTTGTGGGACATCCTTTGCCTAAAGCACAAATAAAATAGTACAAAAATATGAGATGTCAATAAGATACTGGACTCGGGCCATCTCCCCGTAGGGCCACCGTGACGCCACCGCGCGGGCACATCCGCGGGAACGCGCGCGCACATATATGGGCCGATGTTGCCACCTTATTAGCGCGCCCAGGCGTACGCGCGGGCACATATAGGGACACCAAGGGGGACGTATTAGCGCGCCTAGGCGTACGCGCGGGTACACACGCGAATATATCGGGTGCTTGTGAGAGAAGGACTGTTTTTTTCTGGGGTAGATAGCGGGCAGGCACGGGCACGCGTAGGCACACGCGCAGGCACGTAGGCAGGCGGGCGGGTAGCGCATAGCGGGCGTAGCGGGTAGCGCGTAGCGCATAGCGGGCGTAGCGGGTAGCGCGAACGTACGCGAACGCGAACGCGGGTAGCGCATAGCGGGCGTAACGGGTAGCGGGTAGCGCATAGCGGGCGTAGCGGGTAGCGCGTGGCGGGTGCAGGGGCACGCCCACAGAGGCGCTCACGGGGGCGCTTACGGGCACGCGAGCACACACGGGCAGGCCAGCGTCCATCAGGGCAAATTAGCGCGCGTCTACGCGCCTACACGCGCGGGCATGCGCGGGCATTGGCCTGTTTTTTGGCCTGTTTTATGGCCTGTTTTTGGCCTGTTTACTGGCCCTAGCAGACTGTTTTTTTTGGGGTGTAAGTTGCCGAAATCATTGACAAATAAAAAATAGTTCTTGACTCCTTTTTCGGTTGCGTGGTAGGGTGAAGAGGTCGAAACGAAGCGACAACGGCAGATGGCCAGCGAGGGCCCCACACTGAAAGGCCCTCTAAGGTTAAGCTAGGGAGAGAGACAAAGACGGGCACGTTGTTCCGAGAACGGGAACAGTTTAGGCGCTTAGCAAACGCCGACGGCCTAGACCCTTGAATTGGGTGAAAGTCGACAACATACTTTGTCCTCATAAATCAGAATTTTTTGTAGTGGTGTCTGGGTATGTGCATACCCACTGACGATGGCCAAAAATGGTCGAAACAGCACAAGGAGAATACAAATTATGAATACACGCAAAGCAATATCAACGGCGGTAAGTTGTACGGAGGCGTTCAATAACGCTATTAATCGGGGCCTATTAACGATAGATAGCGCAAATGATTACATGTACATGTATACACGTGATGACGCAGACGGACAAAGAGTTGACGTTTTCAAAAATATCGTCACGCGTCACAATGAAACAGTAACAAGATTGCAGGATTAATCACCCTAAGGGTTAATATCCAGGAGAAAATAACATGACTAAAATTAAAGAAAATAAACTGAAGACAGTAAGATTGACAGGCGTTCCACAAAAACACGGAAAGGAAACGCTAACGTATACGATCAGACACCCGCACTATCATGGCACGGACGTGACGGACACACGCAGTATAACGCAAAAAGATTGCTTCGGTAAAGACGAAAATATCACAAAAGCGTTGTTCATTGATTAGTTGCTAGATTGGGC